AACATGAATTTATTTCACTACAGGAGAGTGAAGTATATAAAATCGTTCATGTGAAGCGCGTTCAGGTGATACATGAAAAGGATTCACGACACAGAGCAAGTGAAGCACTTGTCAAAGTGAGCGTTCATAAAATGTTTACAAAATAAGCCGGTCAAAACTGTTGTCAAACGGCCTTGAGTAGAGTATAATAAAACCATGAAACACAACAGCGGTTCAAATACCGTTCATCCACCACTACTACAAAGGAGATAAGACCTCATGAAATGTTCTATCAAGTACGTTCTGCTCACTGCTGTTAAGGCCAAGAAGGTGTTTGACCTTCTCTTCATCGAAGCGCACAACATTCGCACCTGTATTGAGTGCGCCAAGCTGGACGGCTACAAAGTCGTAGCCAGCAAGGCCGGAACGAAAGTCTTCGAGATGGACGCTCTCGATGTGACCTATCCGAACATCCTTTCTGAGATGTGCGCCGCCGTTCCCACTGATTTCGCATGGAACGACCTGCACAGCCAGCTGGAAGAGACGGGCGAGAAACCGGACGACGAAGAGCCGGACGCCGCCCAGAAAGAAGAGGTAGACAATGCCTGACACCTGCACTGCCGGTTGCTGTGTTCCGGCAAACGTGTCCTTTGTCCTGTTCTATGAGGACGCGGCCCAGAACATCTATGGGCTGGTGTACGACAAGGACGAAAACCTTTCGAACATCGTGTCTGGTGTGGGCCGCTTTGACCCCGTTCCCATCACGGCGTTCGAAGAGGGCGCAAGACACGGCTTTCCGTATAGTCCCGCGTGGAATCCCTGTTGTCACGAAAATAAGAGCATGGCCCAGATGGAAGCAGAGCTTAAAGCTCAGAACCATCTTATCGCCACCGTGTACAACGACCACCTCAAGCCCTCTGCGCTGTACCCCGCAAACGCCGACCCCGTGGGGAAGCAGTTCCTCAGTCGGTGGATTTTTGGGTAAGGGGGGTGCAGAACCATGCAGGACATCAACAACAAACTGGCCGCTATCGTTGACCTTCTGACGAAGATGTTCAACGCACAGGCCAAGACAAACGAACTGCTGTATACCATCATCGACAAGCTGGACACGATTCACGCGGCCCAGAAACTTTAATAAGGAGACTATGTTATGGCTACTTTCAACAAGAATCGTTCGACCGTTGCCGCCCCTGAGTACGACGACCGCCCCAAGCTGAACATCAAGGGGGCGACCGTCAGCGGCTGTCGTTTCCTCAGTGACAAGGTGATTGCATTCACCCTTAATCTTCCCGGCCTTGCCCTGTACAACATGAAGGTCATTGACGGCAAGAATGGCGCGTTCGTCAGCCCCCCTCAGAACAAGAGCAACAAGAGCGACCGTTGGGTGGACGCCGTCGGCGTGTGGCTGGACAGTGCCGATGAGGACAGAATCGCACAGGTTGTTATCAACCACGCGACGCAGGCAGGCGACCCGGTGGACTGGAAAACCCGGCATGAGGTGTGACAATGGGAAAGCGTAACAGAGACGTTACGCTAGACCTCTATACAAACGACGGCTGGGTGAATATCCCAGCCGTTTCTGCGTTAGGGGCATGGTGTAACATTATAATAGGTAAACGACAGGTGGGTAAAACCTACGGCACACTGTTATATGAGCTAACGAACGACAAGCCATTTCTGTATCTGCGCCGTACCACCACAGAGTTTGACGCAATCACATCTGACCCACAATTAAACCCCTTCTTGCCTCTCAAACATGCAGGTTTTGATGTGGACATTGTGAAGAGCGGAAAGGTGACATATACCATCGGACAGTATGAGTATGAGGATGGAAAACCCAAAGACTGCATCAAGAAATACGGCATAGGGATGACCCTTCCCAGCATTGCGAACATTCGCGGCTTTAATGGCTCTGCCTTTCATGATGTCGTGTATGATGAGTTCATCCCGGAAAAAATCGTGGTTAAACGCAAGGCAGAGGGCGACGCTCTTTTGAATGCCTATGTCACCATAAACGGCAACAGGGAACTTGAGGGCAAACCCCCGCTGAGAATGTGGCTACTTGCAAACGCCTTTGACATTACGTCCCCGGTGCTGGTTGAACTGGGCGTTGTGGATGAGATTGCGAAAATGGCAAGGACGGGCAAGGAATGGACACTCACAGATAGCGGCGTTTTCCTCTGTATGCCGAAGTCTCAGCAAGTCAGTGAGAAACGCGCTCAAACAGCATTCATGAAACACATGATGAAAAACAAGGATTCAAAGTTCTATCAAATGGCAATGGAAAACAAATTTAGTTACAACAATCTTGAAGCCGTTCATCCGATGAGCTTGCGCGGTATGAAACCGGGGTTCAAAGTGGGGGATTTGTATTGTTACAAATACGATGACGCGCACTATTATCTTTGCAGTTCCCCTCACCAGTCTCATGAAGTATACCCCGACACACAGGCCGGGCGAAACACTTTCCGAATGGCTCATCCCTACTTCGGTTTGATGTTTGTTTTGGGTCAAGTTTGGTGTGCCGACGTTCCGGCCCTTATCAAAATAAGAGAATATCTTGACATGAAGGAATAGTAAGTGCTATTATAAAGGTGCGGGGGACTCCAAAAGATAAGCGCCCCGGAAGGGCGTGGAGTTGCATTCTTATCTTGCATACCCCCGATTTATAGTATTGTCGCCCGAAAGGGGTGTTTGGATTGAAATCGTACTCATATAGGACAGACGCAAACACGTTTGTTTCCCCTCACTTCAAAGTGAAGGAGTTTCACAGCAGGAAAGACCCCTGTGATACTGTCATCATCGACCCCCGTTTGGTTGACCTCTTGGAAAACATTCGACGCCTGACCGGCAAGCCGGTACACATTAACAGCGGATACCGTTCCAAGGAGTACAACCGAACTATCAAAAACGCTTCTCCGAAGTCTCAGCATTGCGAAGGCAAGGCGGCTGACATCTGGATTGAAGGTGTCAGCCCGGAGAAAGTAGCCCAGTATGCAGAGTGCTTCTTGGGAGCGTCTGGGGGTATCGGAATCTATCATACATTCACTCATGTGGATGTCAGAACCGGCAAGAGCCGGTGGAAAGGAGCTTATTAAATGAAACTCGATGATGTTCTTATGCTGGCCCGTGCGGGCTATTCGAAGGCCGACATTGCCGCCCTTCTGGGTAGCAATACCGCGCCTGCCCCCACGACTCCCAAGGCCGCCCCGCTGACGGGTGCGCCCCCCTTGCCTGATGACGTTGCAACAAATGTTACTACTTCGGCAAGTTCGCCTGACGCCCCGTCTGCGCCGGACTGGGGCGCTATGGCTCAGAGCATCGCCGCACTCACTGCGCGGCTGGATACTTTGGCGACCCCCACGGCGGGGAGTTTGAGCGACAATACCACCGACGCCGTGTCGGTCGATGACATTATTAGGGCGGCTATCATGCCCGCAACACCGGACGCCGCGCCGGACTTCTCGAAGGGGGTGTAAATCGTGGCAAAATCGAAGAACAATATGCCTATCCTCGCAAAGGCTGACGTGTTCCGTCCGAAGGACGTCTACACCATCGTCAATGCCGTCTTGCAGGACGTCACGGGCCAGCGGACTATCACCGCCGTGGACACTTCGTCTTTTATTAACGTCGGTCAGATGTGTCTTTCGACCAGCAAAGAAGGGACGTTGCAGGCCCTTTCCAACATGGTGGCCCGTACTGTCATTGACAGCCGCGCGTACACGGGCCGCTTTACTTCTATTGAAGTGAGTCGTCAGGACTGGGGGCTGTTCATGAAAAAAATCGCCTTCTTCGCAGGCGAGTTTGAACAGACCGACTTTATCAACACCCAGCAGAACCCCGACACTCTGGTGGACGGTAACAGCCTTGATATGTACAAAATCAAGAAGCGTTACCCGCTTGAACTGTGGTACGGCGACCAGAAGACTTTGAACCAGACGTACACCCGGTTCCTTGACCAGCTCAACACGGCATTTCAGTCTGAGTCGGAGTTTTCCGCTTTTATGCAGGGTTTGGCTGTCGAGATTCAGAACGACGTAGCCCGCTGGAAGGAGATGGAAAACCGCCTGTGTGTCATGAACTATATGGGCGCTATCTACAACACCGGCAAGCCGGGCAGTAAGGTTAACCTTACTGAGGCTTTCAACGTGGCCCGGAATACCGCCTACACGACCCACGAACTCTTGACCACCCATTTGCAGGAGTTTCTTTCCTTCTTTGTGAGTCGTCTGGAAACGGATACGGCGCTATTGGAAGAGTCCACTGAGCTGTTCCACCTGACGCCCCTTTGCACCGATGACAAGGGGAACACCCTGCATCTGTTCCGGCACACTCCCAAGAGTGAGCAGAAACTTCTTCTGTACCAGCCCCTCATTAACGATGCAAAGGCGTGGGTCTATCCCGCTATCTTCGGCCCGGGCTATCTGTCCTTCGGCAACTATGAGGGCGTCACCTTCTGGCAGAATATCAACAATCGTTCCGCTATCAACATTATCCCCGCTCAGTTCAACGTGACCACCGGAGAGGCAGAGCAGGGCCAGCCCGTCCAGCTCGACTATGTGGTGGGCCTGCTGTACGACAAGCGTGCTATGGCGACGACCTACTTCAAGGATAACGTGTGGACGTCTCCCTTTAACATCCGTGGCGAGTACTGGAACATCGAACATCACTGGAAGATGAACTACACTCTCGACCCCACGGAAAACGCCATCCTTTATTATATGGCAGACCCGGTGAACCCCGGCCCGTAACGACTGAACGCCCCGCCCCCCTCTGGGGCGGGGCTTATTTTATAGAAAGAGGTGATATAATGGCAGGCACATTCAATGGAGCTGTTCCCGAACCCAGTGTTGAGCATGGTTATCATTTTCACTTCGGAAACGTGGAAAAACGGCTCAATTCAACCAAGGCATTTGACTATGGAGTATTAAAGGATTTGGAGCGGTGCGACTTCAAGAAACCCACCAGCATGGAACATCCTGTTATCTACTGTACAATCAATTCCATAAATATTTCGCCGCAATGGAACTACTGCCACTGTGAAGAAACCAAGTCGTTTTACTGGATAGACGATATTACCACCCTTCGGGCGAACATCTGGCAAATCAGTCTGAGTATTGACCCCCTTGCGACTTACCGTGAAGCGATACTCAAAACCAAAACGTTTATCGAGTACGGTTTCAACAGTGACGCAAGCGGTGCGCAGTTCCGTTTGCAGGACGCACGGCAGAACGTCGCAAGGCGTCCGACTGTCTCCACAGTTGCCCTTGACATTACGGACGGCAATTTAGACCCCGATACAGGCGTTTATATGCTGTCCTGTGTGGGCAAGGGCGGACTTGCCACTTATGCCGTAAATCAGACGACCATGAACACCCTGTTGACAGCCCTTTCTGCTTTATGGGAAGCAGAAACCAAAGCTATGGTTGACTGGAAACTCGCCCTTCCTGAGTTCATGAATAAGTTCGTTTTCGGCTCTTCGGCAGTTGAAAATATCCGTTCCTGTTACTGGCTACCGATAAACTTTGAACGGTACGGGGCAGGACGTCAGAGTTCTATTACTCTGGGCGGCTTTGATACGGCGGTTACCGGCCGTATCGTATCCATGAAGGATAACAGGAAGGTCACAACAGCCATTCCCATTCCGTGGCCCGCTGAGGACTGGAAACGGATGAATTGTCAAATTCAAGTTTACGTTCCAAATATCGGCGTTGTAGGCATTCCGGTTGACCAGTGTAACAACGCTCTGACCGTGGATATTGAGTGGTGCTTGACTTTGATAGACGGTTCTGTTACTGTAAGAGTAACAGCAGGAGACTATACGGCATTCGTGGGAAGTACGAACATTTCCAGCCCCTACGGAATCGGCGCAAGCAACATTGACCCCATCAAGGCAATGGGTGGAGCGTCCACCATTGTGGGCGGTGCAATGGAGTTCGGCGGGGGTGTTGGGACAGCAATTCTGACCCCGGGACTCATCGGCAAAGCAAGCGGTGTTCAGACGGCGATGCAAGGCGCGGCAACAGCCGCCGAAGGACTCCGGCAGACCATCACCCCCATCACCCAGAGCGTGGGCTTTACGGCAGGCGCGTCACAGTCGCTGTTACCCACCGAAGCGCGGTTGACGCTTCTGTATTATCCCCCTATTGACGATGCAGGCTATCAAGGTCTGTATGGGTATCCCGTTATGAAGGTTGCAACGCCTGTTTCTGGATACTGTAAGACCCGTGGTTTCTCTTGTCAGCCAGAAGGAGCAATGCCGGACGAAATAGCATATATCAACCGCGCTATGGACAGCGGCGTATTTATCGAGTGAGGTGATTATAATGTACCAGTGTTATGATGGATTCTTTGACGGTGGTGTTCCATGTGGAACATTTATCAAAAGCATTTCCAACGACGCCCTCAATTATTGGGAGCGTTCCTTCTTTCAGAGATGTCGTTCAATCATCGAATTTAACGGCTTGCCAGAGGCCGCGCCCGGGCAAATCGGCTGGGACTACGATGCATTCATGTATCAACTGTTCCGAATGGGCTATGTAGTCGTGTTCAATACCAAGAAATACGGCATGGTGGTACAGCCCGGGTATCCTTCGGGGTACGGCTTACAGTACCAGCCCCGCGCAATGACCATTTCCACCCAGTTCTTCCAGTTCAACCGCCCCCTTGAAATAGGTACGGAGTGCGGCGTTATCAAGCTCACCCCCGACTATCGGGGTATCTGGGATATTATCACCAAATACGCCGTTGAGATGCAACACGCAGAAGTTGCTATTCGGCAGAGCGCCTTGAATGCCCGGTTTGCATACGGCGCTTTTGCCAAAGACGACAAACAGAAGAAGAGCCTTGAAGCAATGTTTCAACGGCTGGCAAACGGTGAGCCTGCAATCATTCTCAATCCCGATTTGAAGCGCCCCCTTGACGGTAAGACCGGAGAGGGCGGGGCTTATGAACTGCCCATCATGCAAATTGACCGTGATTTGTCAAAGAACTTCATACTTCCCGAACTCATGGAGTTCAGAAGAACCATTCTTATGGACTTCTACCGGGAACTTGGCATCAAAGTCCAGCCCGACAAGAAGGAGCGGATGAACGTCAACGAAAGCGAAAGCGCAGACGCTGAAACTTTCAACCGTCGGGAAGTGTGGAGAATATGCCTTGAAAAGTCCCTTGATGAAGTGAACAAAATGTACGGTCTGAACATTACTTTCAAAATTAACGAACCGAAGCAGGACACAGAAGGGAGTGAAGACAATGCCGATTTATTACGGAACACTGGTGAATGAGCTGGACAGTGGTGCAAACCTTGAAGCGCTGTTGATGTACGACCACGACCTTTTTGCAAACATGGTGTTGCCCGTGGGGCTGGATAAAGTGCAGGCTATTTCGGCAATACGCCGCCTGCACGGGCTTGCTCCATTGTACCACCCTGACCCCTTCTATATGAAGAACGAAATTTTCTTCTGGTCAAAACAGCACTGCCCCATCTGGGAAAAGCTTTATGCGACGACGAAGCTGGAATATAATCCCATTTGGAATACGGAAATGTCCGAACGAAGCAAGGATACCACGACCACAGACCGGGATACCAGCACTCAGAGCGACGCCCACAGCCACGGCGGGGCAACAGATACCGCAACGGCCACCGGCACAAAAGGCGGGTGGAACACTGAGGACGGGGCTTATCATGAAGATACTGCCGCCGACGGCTGGAAAACCGACGACGCCACCCAGCACAGCAAAACCGTGCATGACGGGTGGAACAAGGAAGATGGACACTATCACGACAATAACCTTTCGACGGCAGAGGGGGAGAAGACCCGGGACTTCATCGAAGATGTCAAAGGCACTCTCGATAGTCAGGTTGATACTACTTCTCATACTGGCGTCGTGGGGACACGGGACACGAAGCATGATGAAACCATGACGGACACAATCGACACGACCAAAAACACCGTCAGCGATACCGAAAACAAACTGTCTGCTGAAAACGAAGCAACATACCAGCCCGACAACGCCAGCCATACCGTCACCGATGAGAAAGGCCATTCGGACGAAACCAAGAAAACCAACTGGACAGAGCACGAAGACACGACCCAGAACACCGACTTCACGCAGGGTGTGACCACTGACCAAGACACGACCCAGAACACCGAAAACCATGCATTCGAAACTACCCGTGATTTGTCCACATCCGATACACACGGTGATACCCATTCGGCGGCGTCGGACGGCACAGTTGACGATACCCGTGCGGAAAGCATCTCGAAAGACCAACACGCTGACAAGGGAACTACCAAGGGCGGGAGCGTCAAGAAAAACCAATACGACGACCGCACCCGGGATGAGTCCTTGAAGGACAACAAACACAATGAACACGCCGTATCGCTTGAGACGGGGAAGGAGAACACCACCGTCACCGTAACACATGAGTATAGCAAATCCGGCAATATCGGCGTCACGACCACCCAACAGATGATTGAAGCAGAAAGGGCCGTCGTTCTGTTCGATATTTACGTTAAAATCGCTGACGACTTCCGCCGCACTTTCTGCCTTGACTGTTATTGACGGGGGTGTTAGAATATGAATGAAGTGATAGCCGCCGTAATAACAGGAATAATCACCTTGACAGGTGTGCTCATTGCTAACAGTAAATCGCAGGCTGTCACCGATACCAAGTTGGACGAACTTACACGGGAAGTCAGGGAACACAATACCCTGATTTCGAGAGTTCCTGTACTGGAAGAGCAACTTAAAGTTGCAAACCACAGAATAGAAGACCTTGAACGTGAAGTTCAGTATCTCAGAAAGGGGGTGAATGCATGAATAAAATTAAGGTTGCTACTATGACCCGCACCGCCGTGCTGATTCTGGCTCTTGCGAACCAGATTCTCAGCGCCACCGGACACAGCCCCATTCCCGTGGACGATGCACAGCTTGAACAGCTCATCTCCACCGGTATGACCGTGGGCGCGGCTATCTGGGCATGGTGGGAAAACAATAGCTTTACAAAAGAGGCTATTGCCGCCGACAACTATCTTGACAGTCTCATAGGCAGAAAGGAGAAGTAATGAACTGCAATATGTACCCCCCGTTCGCCACCCCGGGCGACCCCTTTCAATATGATTTAAGGTGGATGGTGGGCCAGATTCAGAGCTTGCAGGAGTTCGTTGAACAGCTCTCGAAAGGGCTGGACTCGAACAGCGGCAATATTGCCGCTCTGAATCAGGCCACGAAAGCCCTGACCGATGCACAGCACTGTATTAACGACCGTCTCAACAACGGGGACTTTGAAGCCGGTCGGTTCATCGAGTGGGCAAACAAAAACCTTCCTGCAATGGTGAATGAAATGGTGCATTTCGTGTGGTTCGGGCTGACCGACTCCGGGCGGTTCTGCGCCTATGTCCCGGCTAACTGGAAGTGGCTCACCTTCGATACCGGTGCGGACATCACTGAGCCGGAGTACGGCCACCTCATCATCAAGTATTACTAAGGAAGGAGCTTTTCAATATGGCACATGATAAGAATTGCCGTCCGTTTCCCATCGACCCCGCGCCCTACGCGCCCGGTGGCGAGTGCCACCCCTGCCATCCTGACCCCTGTTGTCCCCCGCGCCCGCCACGTCCTACGCCGCCCCCGCCCCCGGGCTGTGGGCCGTCCCAGTACGTCGGGGCGCGTTACGTCCCGAAGTTCGCTGACCCCATCGAGTGGGACACGGAACGGGGCTATGAATCCTTGACTATCGTCACCTATAAGGGCGAGTCCTATACTTCGAAGTGTCCCGTGCCGCCCGGCATTGACATTAAGAATACGCGATACTGGGCGCTCACCGGTGCATATAATGCACAGGTCGAAGAGTACAAAAATCAGGTGAAAGACCTGTCCCAGCAGGTCACGGGGTTTGCATCTGATAACAAGGAGTTCCGGGATAAAATCACCCAGTTTGAAAAGGATAACGCAGAGATGAAAAACTCTGTTGCGTCCACTGTCGCCCGGGTGGATGCTCTCGCAGAGCGCGTGGACAACGCTGACGCGGCTATCTCTGACCTTCAGGCCGGGCAGGCCCAGACGGTCAAGGACATCGCCGCACTCGAAGCGAAGGACGCTGACCTTCAGCGCCAAATCACTTCCAACGACACTGACATTTCTGCCATTCAGGCGAAGGACCGGGAGCAGGACGCACGGCTTTCTGCCATCGAGACGGTCAACGATGCACAGGCCGCAACTATCACCCAGAACACGCAGGACATCGCCCGCAACACCACGAACATTCAGGACAACGCCGCCAACATCGCCGTCAATTCCAAGGAGCTGGCGAAACACGCGGAACAGCTCAAAGACCATGCCGCACAGCTGACCGTTCTGCATAAGGAAGTCACCGACAACCATACGGCTATCGAACGGCTCACCTCTGTTACCGACGGACTCCGGGCCGACCTTACCGAAGATGAGGCCAAAATTGCCCAGAACGCGGACGCTATTGCCCACATCCAGCAGAAGGACGTGGAGCAGGACGGGCGGCTTGACGCTCTGGAAGGACGCGCCACGACTGCCGAAGGGCGTCTTGACGCTCTGGATACCAAGACCGACGCCACCAATACCGCCCTGACTGCTGAGACAAACCGCGCCAAGGCGGCAGAGCTGGCAAACGGGGAACTCATCGCGGCGAATGCTCAGGAGCTGGCCCGGCACTCTGACGAGCTGTCCGACCATGAGCGCCGTATCTCTGCCCTTGAGACGAAGACCGACGGTCACACCCAGTCTATCGCAGACCTCAAGGCGAAAGCCGCCGCTCTTGATACCGCCATTGCCGCCGTCGATGATAAGGTGGAACACCTTGAACTCATCGACCCGAAGGAGTACGCAAAAACCATTGAGCGTATCGACGCCAAAGACGCTGCACAGGACGGCGAAATTACGGCCCTTAAAGCCGCAAGCGCTGACCATGTGACCAAGCAGGAGTTCGCCGCCGACCAGAAGCGGCAAGACGACATTGTGGGTGACTGGAAGACGGCGCACCCCAACCAGTCTATCACCCAGTGCGTCGCCTCTATGGAAGGGAAGCTTACTGAGCACGCCGGAGACATTGCCAGCTTACAGACTGACAAGGCCAACAAGACCGACATTCCGGACGTGTCCGGCTACGCCACAAAGACGTATGTTGACGCGCAGGACGCCGCCCGCATTCCCCTTAAAACCAGCGACTATAATAATGCGGCCTCTTCTATTGCTCTGGGCGTTCCTTCCCATACGGCAGACGCGCCGAACGTGTGGAGCATTTTCGGCCTCTTCCCTTATCCTGTCTTTTCTTACAAGGACAAACCGGGTGTCAATGTCGATACTACGAAGGGCAAACTTCACCTGTACAAAGCCGATGGCACAGAAGTAGCCGTGCCGAACTGGGTGACGACCGGAAACATCAACAATGCATTCGGCGTTGTTGCCCGGTTGAGTAACACATTCATCCCCGATTCTCCTTTCTATGTTGTCGTGTACCGGAACAATGCCGACAATTACTCCACTGCAAGTGACCTTCCTGCCGCTGACGAACCGACCGTCTGAACACAATAACAAAGCCCCCGCTTTGGCGGGGGCTTTTCTTTATCCCAATCTTTCTATGTCGATGTCAATGTCTTCGGGTGTTGCTCCACCTATTGCGTAACTTTTTGTAGACATAACTATCCACGACGCCGACATTGTGGGCTTTGCAAAATCAGTACGGACGTGGGCGGGGGCGTCGTGATAAGTGAGTAACTGCGCCCCAGTATCCGCAATTACAAGAAAATCATTCAAGTTGTCAATATCGTCTTTGAGGGCGGCAACACCTTCTTTTTTGCCGACGCCTGCAATGGTGCTTTCTAGAACACCGTCGCAGTTCCGCGCGGCGTAACACTTCGCATGGAGAAAACGGAACTCCTGATAGCCATAATCGGCCTGTGGGTGTTCGTCTTCGGCTACTCCGATATAAACACACTTGCCGTTGTCCTTCTGCACAACGCACTTTCGGGCGATGCACTGCCGTTTGATTTCTTCATTGTACCCATCAACTGCCGGGACTTTCTCGCCCTCAAATTTACAGGAATCCGTATCCCAGTATATGACCTTATCCCAGCCCACAATCTTTAACAGCCGCCACAGTTCAAGGCGGGTTGAACTAGCTGTCCACAGACCCCAGAGAAAAGGAAAATTCTTGTTTGTTCCTAGCCCGTTCCGGGATTTGCCCAACTGTGCCGCTTTCACTTCGTCTTCACTCATGCCGTCAAGGTTATCTTCCCATCTCAGTTTCTCGAACTCGATTGCGTCCCCGATGTCTGCCGTGTACTCATCCCGAATTTGCTTCTGTGCGGTAGCTCCAAAAATCGTGTTCACGCAGATTTTGGAAAACATATAATCGGGGCTTCCCTTCATGGTTTCTTTGATTTTGAACTTCTCAAAAATCGTTTTGCGGAATGAATCAGGCAAATAAGCCAAGCGAAAAGCAAACGCTTTCATAACTACTACAGAGTCAAAGTCATATCCTTCTTTGATTCTCTGCCAGTCGTTTGAATCGCAATAGACTTCGCACCACTCCACCCGTAAAATACGCCCGTTGTCCGTGTCGTCGTCCGTGAACTTCGACGCACTGTGAAACTTGCTGACGCTTATGCACGGGTCTGGACATTCATCCTTTACACTCAGATTCTCAAACCGGAGCAGGCCCACCCAGCCGAAACCGTCTTCTATAAGTGAATCGGCAAAGCCTATTTCCACATTGTCGGGAAGGTCGAACGGCTCACCCATCGGGAACTTCCGAAGCAACTGTTGCGACGGGTGGGCGCTCTTGAAGTCGTAGGAATTGCAATTCTTAAAGGTGTACCCAGCTTTCCACCGCGCCCCGTGTGTGTCGCCGCCTGCCATTGCCTTATATGCAAGAAAGGTCTGAGCTTTTGACAGAGCAAGTTTTTTCTTCACGACGGGAAAACGCTTGTCTTTGCCCACACTTTTCATGACTTCTTGCTTCACCAAAGCTGTATTTGAAATGGGGATATTTGCGGCATTAAAGCCGCGCTCTTTCTTCATCCGCTCAATAGCCTCATACAGGCCCAGAACGTCGTTCACACAATAGGCAAACTCTTTATCATCAAGGGGAGTATCGGGAGTGCGATAAACGGTATAATCCAAATCGCCCTTCAACTTTTCGTGCTTGCAACCCTCTGTGGCTCTTGCAAGAGACTTCTGAAATAGCTTGAGTGAATCCCTGAACTCAATGCCGTTTGAAAACTCAAGAGTGAGGGGGTGACGACTCTTTGTGTAAAGGGCCTTACAGTCACCCCAACGAAGCGTTAACAACTGGATGAGATAGGTGAACTCATACCCTAGATTATGAACATAGATTATAAGCTTGCGTTTCTCTGTCACCCGCCACTTATCGCAGAGCGTTTCAATAATCTCTGCCCAGTCCTCAAAGTATCGGGGAACGACTACCACACCATCAATACACGTTTGAAAACTGTATGCAAAGCCGTCTGTGTCGCTGTTCGTCGTCTCAATATCAACCGCGCAAGTATAGTCTATGACCGCCCCTTTCTTGCCGTTTCCGGCAACAATAGGAGCTGACGGCAGGCTTTCGAAAAATTCCGCCCCGCTCTCACACACGTTAATATCTTGACTGAATCGCATTACTTTTTCCCCTGTCGTGCTCTGTACAGTTGTAGAAGCCGTTCTCCCTGTGAAATATCTTTTTCGAGATTTGCTTGATATTCCTTGCCGATTTGTTCTAATTCCAGCTTGTCAATGTTGTTTGAAACTATCGCTTGATAAATAATATCTGACCCAAACAACGCTTCATTTTTCTCTGTCATATACCGATTAAACAAATACGCAAGCTCTTCGGGCGTTCCTGTGAATCCCATATCCCGCGCGGCCTGCACCTTATTTTCATTCCATTCTTTATACCCGGTCATGGTTGATGTTTTCATTCCCATAAACTCCCGGAGCTTGAGAAATTCTTTGGTAAGCTCTTCCTTTGACATCTTCGCCGTGGATTCTTTGAAACGGGGGCGCTCCATTTTCAATATGCCCGAAATAGACTTATAAGCGGGGGCTTTATCTGCGAGTCCTTTCTTCTCAAGGGTGCGCAAGCGAGTGTTTGCCGCTTTGGCGGCTCTCTTGACAATAGACTTCAACTCTTCTTCGGAGTAACTGCGCGGGGCTTTATTGCCGGGCGCGTAGGTCGGCCAACTGTGCGCCTGAAAGGGGCGACCCTTGCCGCCCTGCTTGCGTGGTTTCTTCGCTTCTGTGGTTTTGGCGTCCCTTGCCTCTGTCGTCTTCGCATTCCTTGCTTTCGTCTTCTTTGCGTTCAGGGCCTTTTCCCCTGTCTTCTTGGATGCACGCGCCCTTGCGTCGGGGGCTTTCTTTATAAGCCCTGTGTCAGTCTTTGCTTTCTTCATGCTCTTACCTCTCCAAGCTCTCGAAGTAGTTCAAGCGGATACCCGCCTTTGAATGATGAACAGACGGTGCGCAATGATGACGAACCAAGCTATCATACATCCGGGCGACGGTCTGCGCGTCCTTAACGTGCATTACCTTGCCCAGCATCCGCACACCCACAACGCCGCCCTTGCTGTCTGTCGGGATGTGGCTCACCGCTTTATCGGCGTCAGTCCAAGAGTATTCATACAAGAACAACAGCATTAAAACAAACCCCCTAACGTCTCCATGAGCTGAATAAAGAACACCAGACCAACGACGCCCCAGACCAGAGACAGGAGCAAGCCCAGAATCTCGACCCACTCCATGACGTGACGGTGAAAGCGGTCTGTGTTGTCCTCTTCCTGTTCGTAAACGTACCACTGATTCATCTTCATACTTACCACCCCTTACCTACCAGTGAAATATATGCTTCACCGTCTTCCACGGAATATCCCCAACTAACAAGCGGACAATCGGGGTACGTTTTCGCTATGTGCCGGAACGTACCAGCCGCCGCCCACATCGTTGTACAGTCTTCCCGCACTACTGTTAACTGAGTGTACATATCGGAAACGCCGTACATATAAGCGAGTGTCTTGATGTCGATGTCGATTTTCATTTCAAAACTCTCCTTTTGCGAAGTATGCTACAAGTTCGTCTGCTTCAAAAGTAGGCTCTTGAGACTGAGGGCAACGCCGGATTGCTGTGCATTCATACACCCTGTGGATATAGTAGCGGTAGCCACCCCAGATGCACCGTTCTTTCGTCCCTTCCTTCCTCTTGAGGTCTGCCATAATCCATGCCCAGCAAGTGGGCTTGATGTATTGAATCATGCTTGCGGCACTCCTTTCACTTCGATTACATCGACAATCTCCCAGACATCCAGCCCGTCACCGGTTTCGTCAATCAACCGCTGAACTGCCACGTTGCGGGCGTCCACGGGGTCATCTGCCCTGACCATATAGATGTCAGCGAACAACCCCACATAATTGTAAACAAAGACGTTATAAAGCTTCATGTCATTTGCTCCTTTCATAAAAGCTACCACCGATATAACTTTCAATAAACTGTTTATAGTCCCGCTGTTCATCGGTAAGACTGTCTTCGCTCCACGGTGACAAGTCAATTTCAACTGCCTCTTTGCCCGTTCCTTTTGCTCTCCACATTTCGGGCTTGTTGTACTTATACAGCCGCCTTTCCTGTGCTTTATAAAGGTACAAACACCGGCGGGTTTCGAGACGCCCTTCATTTGCAAGCGTCTTCCTCATTGCTTCGGTTAGCTTTATCATGCTTGCATTCTCCTTTCTCTTATTGTCTATAGTATAGCACATTTTAACCACTTTGACAAGTGCTTCACTTGCTCTGTGTCGTGAATCCTTTTCATGTATCACCTGAACGCGCTTCACATGAACGATTTTATATACTTCACTCTCCTGTAGTGAAATAAATTCATGTT